GCGGGCGAAACAAATTCCGTGCATACGATAGTCCCTACTATCGCCTCATGCATAACGCACCGAACCCGGAGCACACTGCGATGCAGTTCCGTGAGTTCGTTGCGAGCCACGTGATCGCCTGGGGAAACTTCTATGCACAGATCGTGACCGATGACGGGGGCGTTGTCACGCAACTATGGCCATTGCGTCCGGACCGGATGACCGTCAAACGCCTTGATGGCGAGCGCGTGTATATCTACACAACCTCGGAAGGAAAATCACGCGTCTTCCTGCAGGAAGAGACATTGCACATCCCTGGCTTTGGATTCGATGGACTGATCGGCATGTCACGCATTGCCCTGGCGCGCAACGCGATTGGGCTTGCAGTGTCAGAAGAGAAATTTGGATCCAAATTATTTGCAAACGACGCGCAGCCAGGTGTGATCTACAAGCATCCAGGGACTCTTTCAGAAACTGCCTATGAACATCTTAATAAGTCACTTGAGGAGCGGAAGGGCGTTGACAAGAGCCATACACCGATCATCCTGGAAGAGGGTATGGGTCTCGAGAAGCTGGGCATCCCGAATGATGATGCTCAATATCTGGAGAGCAGAAAGTTCCAACTCGCGGAGATCAACCGCATTATAGGTCCCGTGCCACCGCACATGATCGGCGATGTGGAGAGCAGCACCAGCTGGGGGACCGGCATTGATAGCCAGGAGCAGGGCTATGTCAACCATACCCTGAAACCTTATGCAGTACGGATCGAGCAGGCGCTCTGGCTTCAACTGCTGTTGGAAGAGGAACGCCAACAGGGTTATTACTTCGAGCACTTATTTGATGCTCTTTTACGTGGTGATATTGCAGTGCGATATGCGGCATATCAGATCGCCATCAACAATGGCTTCATGACGCGCAATGAAGTGCGAGCGCGTGAGAACCTAAATCCTCGTAAGGGTCTTGACACATTATTGATGCCATTGAACATGACCACGCTTGAGACAAGCGCAGCATCTGCAGACAATGGTGGAGACAGCACCGATTCACAGGCGTCTAGCGCGCTTCAACACCTGTGGCTGGATGCGATCGGGCGCGTGATGAAGCGCGAAGCGAACGATCTGCTTGGAGCATCGAAACGCTGGCAGGTGAAAGGTCAACAGGCGGAGTTCAAAAAATGGGTGGATCAATTCTATGGTGTGGACCATCCCGCATTCGTCCATAAGCAATTTCAACCAATCCTGGATGCGGAGAGTCGATTGTTTAATCTGGATGGCGCGGGACAGACGGATGCATTTACTCAGGATTTTTTAGACGAGCGCTGCGCGTTGGTAAAGAGCATGAGCGCTGAGCAATTATCAGATGGCATGGAAACGTATCTGGGTCGTGCCACGCAGGAGATATTGGCATTCGTGAAAGAGCGCTATACGTTGAGGGCTCAAGCCATCATCGACGAACTGGAGGAAGTGTATGAGCAATAAATCTTATATCCTGCGGGCGTTCCTGGAGAATCCCTGGGCGATCCTGCCCAGTAAATTGGCGGTGCTGGAGGAGATCGTTGCTAGGCACGTGGCCGGCGAGAAGCTGGATGCAGAAGAGATCCAAGCCCGCATCCAGGGGGCGGTGCGTCCGCAGAATAAGCAGGTGCACAGCGTAGCGGTGCTGCCATTGTTTGGGATCATCTTTCCAAAGGCAAATTTGATGACGGAGATGTCTGGGGCGACCAGTGCGGAACAGTTTGGCGCGCAGTTCGCCAGGCTGATGGATGATCCATCGATCGATGCGATCGTGATCGATGTGGATAGCCCTGGCGGAAATGTGTACGGCATCGAGGAGGTCTCACAGCAGATCTACGAGGCACGTGGCCGGAAGCCTGTGGTGGCAGTCGCTGATCATCAGATGGCATCGGCTGCGTATTGGATCGGGAGCGCTGCGGATGAGATCGTTGTTTCACCCTCGAGCGAAGTGGGATCGATCGGTGTGTTTGCGGCACACACAGATATGAGCGTGGCACTTGAAAAAGAGGGCTACAAAATTTCGTTGATCAGCGCTGGCAAATACAAAACGGAGGGGAATCCATGGGAGCCTCTGGGCGAGGAAGCCAAGGCGGCGATCCAGAAGAGCGTGGATGAATATTATGACAAGTTCAGTGGAGCGGTTGCGCGCAATCGAGGGGTGAAGGTTTCGACGGTGCGCAATGGCTTCGGTGAGGGGCGCGTGGTGGGGGCGGAGGAAGCTGTGAAGTTGGGGATGGCGGATCGAATCGGGACACTCGAGGAGACGGTGGACCGGTTGCTGGGTGGGGATGCAGGGCAGCGGTCAGCTTTCAGCGGTCAGCGATTGGGGGGAGATGGCGATTTGCTTAGCAAATCGGTTGATACCAGCGATGGGCAGGAGCCTGTGGCTGATTCGAATGTTCACACACAATGGGCGCGGGCGCGCCTGGAGAAAGTGAGCAAGAACGATTTTCAAGGAGATTCCATGAATACTTTTTTACGAGATTTGCTCAAGGCACGGTCTGAGAAGATCACGCGCGCGCAGGCGATTGTAGATGGCGCGGATAAAGAGAGCCGCGATCTGAATGAGGCTGAGCGGGCTGAGTTTGCTCAACTGCTGGGTGAAGGTGATTCCACCGGTGAGGTGGGCGCGCTGGATGCCCGGATCGAGAAGATCGAGGGTGAGCGCGGGAGGCTTCGGAAGGCTGCGGCGAAGAAATTCAACGCCGGGGGGAGCGATGATATTGAGAAGCCGGATGGTCAAGGAAATAAAATGAAAATGGCAGAGTTCCGGAAGCTCGATGCAGCTGCGCAGATGGCGTTCATCAAAAGTGACGGAAAGTTGGAAGATTAGATTTAGAGCTCAGCTGTCAGCTATCGGCTGTCAGCGATCAGCAATTACATAAGGAAAAAATATTATGGCTAACACACTTACAAATCTCATTCCCGATGCATTGGTTGCGCTGGACACGGTTTCGCGCGAACTAGTTGGGTTTATCCCGTCCGTGGCGCGTGATCCATCTGCGGACCAGGTGGCTATCGGGCAAACTTTGCGGGTGCCTCAAACAGCTGCCAACGTGGGCGTCATCGATGCCACGCCGGCAATGACTCTACCCAGTGCGGCAGATCAAACGATCGGTAACAAATCGCTCACGATCACAAAGAATCGTATGGCTCCGTTCTCATGGTCGGGTGAGGAACAAAAAGCTATGAGTGCGGGCGTGGGATTCTTGACATTAAAGCAGGGCCAGATTGCACAGGCGATCCGTTCGGTGCTAAACGAAATGGAAACTGATATTGCGATAGCTGCCAAGAACGGCGCATCACGTGCCTGGGGAACGCCTGGTACCGCGCCTTTCGCATCTACCCTTGCGGACACTGCCAATCTCAAAAAGATTTTGGATGACAACGGTGCGCCTGGTGAGGATCGGCATTTGTGCCTCAACTCCACTGCCGGTGTGAAAGTTCGCACCCTCACCCAGTTGACCAATGCCAATCAGAGCGGCAGCACGGACCCGGTGCGCCGCGGAACCTTATTGGATGTGCATGGCTTCATGTTCCGCGAATCAGCAAAGGTCCAGCAGCATACCAAGGGCACGGGCGCAAACTACCTGGTGGATCTGGTGGCCGGGTATGCCGTGGGTGTTACTGCACTCCATGTGGATACTGGCACAGGCACGATCCTGGCGGGCGACACAGTGACCTTTACCGGGGACGACAACATTTATGTCATAGCAACCGGGTTTGCCGGTGATGGCGATGGCGATATCGTGCTGGCTGAACCAGGTTTACGGAAAACCCTGGCGAACGATGTTGCGATGACCGTTGGGGGTAGCTATGCCGCCAATATTGCGCACACGCGTAATTCGATTCTGCTGGCGACACGGCTGCGCACGCTGCCAACCGAGGGCGATCTGGCAACTGAGCGCGAGGAGATCACTGATCCCCTGACAGGCATTACGTTAGAACTGGCTTACTATCCTGGCTTTGGGATGGGTGTGTATATGGTCGGATGTGTGTGGGGTGTACTCGTGGTCAAGCCGGCGCACGTTGCGACGTTGTTTGGATAACAGTTTCAACCCTCACCCCGATTTGCTTGGCAAATCGCCCCTCTCCCTCCCAGGGAGAGGGGCAGTTGAAAGGAACGCATGACGCAAGAGACTCAATTCCTGATGGTCCATAGTGGCGCCAGTATGAATGTTTTGCCTGACGCGCTGGAAACGTATCTGGCAGCGCACTGGCAGATCCAGGGTATGCACTACAGCGAAGGCGGCGAGGGTCTGGATACCACGTCGCAGGTGCTGATGGTCAAGGGAGCGGATGCGATCCGTGTGCGGCCTGGCTCCGTGGCTGTTTATCGCGCGCTTGGCTACGAGGCGAGACAGATCATCTATGGCGCTGATGCAATCGTGATCGATGCGCAAGGCGGGAATCTGCTGTTCCTGGATACGCCGGCATTTTTGGCTGCTGAGATCGGGACGGTCGATGCGACCACGCTGGTTGTGACTTTCTCCACGGAGGTGGCTGCCGTTGATTTTAAAACAGGAGTGACGATCAAGAATGGTGTTACATCTCAGACCATTACCAGCGCAACACTCCAAAGCGATCAGCGCACTGTTTATTACGTGATCCCGGCGGTGGTGAATGGCGATACGGTGACCTGGGAATATGCAGCAGGAAACATTGTGAGCGCGGTGGATGGCTCGCTGCTGGAGGATGTAAGTGCGCAGGCAGTGACCAATAATGTGCCAGCGGAATGACCCTCACCCCTCTCCCTGGAAGGGAGAGGGGAAGTTGAAAGGAAAATGATATGGCTGAATTGATTTTGATGACAAGGGGATTCGAGCGCATGAATGTACCTGCGGATAAGTTGCAGGAATATCTCGATGCTGGCTGGACGGAAATTAGTCGCCAGGCTGTCGCCGAAGAATCCACTGAGGCTAAGAAGGCGAAGACCGAAAGCACAAAGAAGCCCGCTGAGAAATAGACCCCCGTCACCAAGGCTGCCAAATAAACCAGAATGAACCTGCACTTAATCACTGCCCCAACTGTTGAACCCGTGTCCGTGGCAACTGCCAAGTCGTTTTTACGCGTGGATGGAACTGATGACGACACATTGATCACACTGCTTATCAAAGCCGCGCGTGAGAAGGGCG